TGAAAAACCTTATTAGGTGTGAGCTCTTTAAGTTATTAGTTTGGCGACTGGAACTTAAAGGGTGCTTTTTTATATTTTTTTGATTTATAGGCATAATTGTAGCTTATATTCCAAAAATTATCAACATAAAAAATATTTTTTTTGAATTTATCCACAAAAAAGTGTATCTTGATACAAAGATACACTTTATTTTTTTTCTATTTTAAAATCCTTTAAGGCTTCATATAGCTTTATTACGACTTCTTTATTTTCTTTGCTTTCTAAATTGAAATTGTATTTTGAATTTGTCCTGCCAGCGAGCCGGTCCAAAGATACCTGATATAAATTAGTAAGTATTACTTTCAACAATCATATAAATTGGCAAGAAAAATAAATAAGTCTACTGGATCTATTTCTAATATTGAAGACAGATTTAATATTAAATCTACACTTATAGTCTTTGTTTTTCTATTTTCTATCTTAGACATGTAAGATTGAGATACATTTAACTTCTTTGACAATTCTCGTTGAGTTATTTTCTTTTTATTTCGAGCATTTTTAATCATTAATCCCCTTAAAAACTTTTCGACAAAATACGCCATAATATGACGTGGAAAATAGTGTTTATAGGTATAATTTTAATTAAATTATGATATTTTACAATAGAATTAAGAAATTACATAGAATTACCACAATTTGAAATTTTTTTGTCGAAATATTCCTGGAGGGAATATTTTTTTGTATTATAATACATTCAGAAAAAGAAAAACCTTTTATATATTGAACGTATGTTCATTAAAGCGTATAATAAAATTAATAATAGCTGGAGGAGTAATATGAAGAAAAAAGATATTAATGAAATAATATTGAGATTATTAGAAATTCAAAGTAAATTAATGAAACAAAGTTAATGTTAATTACTAATATAACTACTATAAAATAAAAAAAAAGAACACTTTTACAAGAGTTCTTTTTTTATTTTACTTTTTTAAGTTTAGTTTTAGTTGTATTTCAAGGCTTAAACTTTCCCAAATCAAAGATTTTACCTTTGGGGTTATATTTTCATTTTTTATTAATCCCTGATCTATTAAAGAGTTTATTAGTAAGTTAGTTGTTTCTAAATTAGACAATTTAGTTATTTTTTCTCCACCGATCAGTTCGTCCAATGGCTTGTTAAAATATGCAACTAATTTCTTGCTATTAGCTTTAGACGGTGTTCTGCCAGTTTCTAAAGACGCTAATGTGCTTCTACTTATCCCGATGGCCTTACTATATTCTTCTTGAGTCATACACTTACTTTCTCTATCAGATTTTAAAAATTTACCTAGTTCCATGCTATTCCCTTCTTTCCTTAAGAAGAATATCATAAATAAATCTAAAAATCAAACATGTTTAAACAAAAAAGGACAAAAGCAATATGCGGCTTATGTCGAAAAACGTAAAATTAAAGATAAAGAGAGTAAAAGAGAGAGAATGAGAGTGAGAGAGGAATAATTTTAATAGAGATAAAATGTTGAAATTTGTCCGTGGTAGTCCTTTGAAGTATAATAATGTCGAAACGAGGTGAATTTATGACGGAAATTTTAATCAAATTATTAGAAATACAAAATAAAATACAAAGGGGACAATATGAGAAATAAAGAAAGGGCAAAAAAACTTTCTAAGATTTTAGAATATGAAAGACTTAATAGAGGAATGACTCAACAAGAATTTGCTGATTTTATTGGAATACCTCGAAACTCTGTAACAACATATATAAATGGGCAAAGGCTACCAAGAGCGAAAAGGTTAAAGAAAATAGCAGAACTTTTCAATATAGATATAACATTATTTATTGAAGAATAAAACAAAATTAAGGAGGATAAAGTGGAAAATTTAAAACATGGTTCAAAAAAACTAAATGTAAAAGTTAATGGATTAGTAAATGTTTCAGGAATGAAATTTCATGATATAGAAGGTGGATTTGGTGAAGGTAAGAAGGCAATGTTAGTTAAAGAGATTGCTAATATACACAGAAGAGATATTAAAGATATTAATAGAAATATAAACAATCGTAGAAAATGGTTCAAGGATGGAGTGGATATTGTCGATTTAAAAACAGGTGAATATAAACCACTTGTTTTAGAAATGGGATTTACTAACGCACAGTATGGTAATGCAAATAACATCTACCTACTATCAGAAAGAGGTTACTCAAAACTTCTTAAAATCCTAGAAGATGATTTTGCATGGGAACAATACGATAAGTTGGTTGATGGATATTTTAATATGAGAGAACAAGTTAATAGTGGACAAGCTATTAATACTTCAAAGTTATCTAAAGAGCTTCAAGCAATTTTAATGTTAGATGAAAAAACAGTTGAAATAGATAATAGATTAACTTCACTAGAGGAAAGAATGACAATTGAAACTGGAGCGCAAAAAGTTTTACAAGACTTAGTTAATAAAAAAGTAATAACTGCTCTAGGAGGGAAAGATAGTCCAGCTTACGGAGAATTAGGGAATAAGGCGTTTAGACAATGCTGGAAGAACTTTAAGGATATTTTACAAGTTGCTTCTTATAAAGATACCCCAGTAAAAGATTTTGAGTTAGCTAAGAAAGTAATAATAGATTGGCAACCTAATAGAGAATTGGAGCTAATGATTAGAGGTTGCAATGCTCAAATGAGGATGTAGGAGGAATATAGAATGAATAAATGTCCAAGATGTGAAAGTGAAATATCAAAAGAAGAATACAAGTATTGTCCAATATGCAGATATGTTTTGCGTTGTCAGACAAAAGACGAATCAGTGGAAATACTAAACTCTTTGCTATTACATTATAAAAATTACGAGTGTGAAAATGCCAAAGAAGAAGAAGGTAAAATGATGATAGTAGGGGCTTTAAGTGTTGCTATTAGTGCATTAAAAAGAACTGTTTAATAAGTAACAATTCAAGAGAAGTCTAAGTTGTTGGGTTAAAGGGAATAAAGAAAATTAGGAGGTAATCATGAAAGAATTAAGAGAGAAACTTCATAAAGCTATTGATGAATATGGACTGACTGATGAAAGAACTATTGCTATTGGTCAAAAGTTGGACAAGGTAGTTTGCCAAGTTCAAAAATTAATTGCAGAAGAAGGATTAGACTATATAGAAGCTATAGAAAAAGCAAAAGAATTGATAGCATGACAGAAAATTAATAATTGAAATTAAGGAGCATTTAAAATGAATATCTTATTAGAAAATGATTTACACGAAGCAAAAAAAGAATTTAAGGTAACTGACCTACAAAGCGCTACGTGGGTATTAAGAAAGCTAAGAGCATTAAATAAAAAAGCTGATGAAATTAATGCAGTTGCAGTTGAGGAAATAACAAGAATCAATGAGTGGGCTGAAAAAGAAGTTAAGGCGTTAAATAGTGATAAAGCATATTTTGAAGGTTTATTAACTGCTTATTACTTAGAAGAAAGAGCTAAGGATAAAAAATTTAAGTTATCGACTCCGTTTGGCGGATTAACTACAAGAAAGTCAAAAAAATACATTTACGAAGATGAACAAGCGATAATTGATTACTGCAATACGAATGAAATTGATGTAATCAGAGTTAAAGAAGAGTTAGACAAGGCTTCATTTAAGCAACTTTGCAAAGATGGTGTAAATCAAGAAACTGGTGAAATTGTTCCTGGAGTAAGAGTAGAAACTGTAGAGAACATAAGTATTAAAGTTGAATAGGAGTATTAAAAAAATGAATGTATTTGAGAAATTGCAGTCGGCAAGGGTCGAACTGCAAGAGTGCGAAATTAAGAAAAGTGGTAGCAATAAGTTTAGCGGGTATGATTATTTTGAACTAGGGGATATATTACCACACATAAATATACTTATGAATAAATATAAGTTATGCAGTAGTATTTCGTATGGTACGGATATAGCAACGCTGACTATAACTAATAGCGAGAAGCTAGAGGAAAAAATAATATTTACTTCACCTATGGCACAAGCAACTTTAAAAGGGTGTCATGATATTCAAAATCTAGGAGCAGTTCAAAGTTATTTAAGAAGATACTTATATTTAACTGCTTTTGAAATTGTAGAGGCTGACGTATTGGACGCAACTACTGGCAAAGAAAATAAAGACAATAAATATACTTTATCAGCCGCTCAAATCAATCGATTATTTGCAATAGGTAGCAAAGTAGGAAAGACACCAAAGGCAATAACTGAAACTGCTATAAGAGATTATAAAGTAAAAGAGTTAAAAGAAATGACTAAAGCACAATATGATGAAATTTGTACTAAACTAGAAAGTTTAGGGGATAAAAAGTAATGCAAAGAATGAAAATTTATCTTGATAAAAATGAGTACAAGGTTAATGTAAATAGCTATGGAAGCAATATAGAAATATTTTTAGATAATAATGTAACAGAAACTAAGTTGATTGTAGATAGAGATTTAGCTAGTAATTTAGCGGAGGAGCTATTAGCAACTAATGGTGAGAAAACTACAGTTGACTGGGAAGAAGAAGTAGCAAAGTTACAAGAAGAAATTGAATATTATAAGGACATCATAGAAGCAAAAGAACAACATGAAGATTTAATAAGAGAAAAGTTCTTTGGTAGAACTTATTAGAAAGGGGGATAACATGGCGGCAGTAAAGTGGATCAAGATAGTTACCGATATTTTTGATGATGAAAAAATGTTGTTAATAGAGAGTTTGCCGGGGGCTGATAGCATTATAGTTATTTGGTTTAAGCTTTTGTGTTTAGCGGGAAAGAATAATAACTCTGGAGTTTTTATGCTTAACGAACGTATTGCATATACTGATGAAATGCTTGCAACAATTTTTAGAAAAGATGTAAATACAGTAAGATTTGCATTAAAAACTTTTGCTGACTTTGGGATGATTGAAATAATAGACAATGTTATTACAATTCCTAACTGGGGGAAACATCAGACGCTAGATGCTTACGAAAAAAGGAAAGAAAGAGATAGAATATATCAAAAAGAAAAGAGGGCAAAACAAAAGCTATTAATAAAATCGCCCGATGTGTCGACAGAAAAGTCGTCCGACGTCGTTGCCCTAGAAGAAGAAAAAGAAAAAGAAGAAGATAAGAATAAGAATAATAATAATAAAAAAAAGAAAAAAAGTGAATTTGATATTTTGATAGAAAATTATACAGAAAATTTAAAAATAAAAGAAACTGTATATGAATTTTTAAAAATGAGAAAAGCTATTAAAGCACCAATGACAAGTAATGCCTTAAAGCTAATGCTAAGAAAACTAGATAATATATCAAATAATGATGATGAAAAGATAGAGATATTAAATAATTCAATTTTAAATTCCTGGAAAGGGATATTCCCATTAAAAGAAAGTAGGGCAGACAATGGAAGCATTACAACAAATACTGACAAGATTGAGGAAAAACCCAAATACGACTTCTCCTGCTTTGAATAGCTATAAATGTGAAGTATGTAAAGATACAAGCTGGATAGTTAAAGAAAATAAAGCAAGAAGATGTAAATGCTATGAAATAGAACAAGCTGAAATGATGTGGGAAAACTTCGGGATAAACCCCAAGGACGTTAAGCCGTTAAAAGAATATGAGCCATACAACGACACAACAAAGAAAGCTAAAGAAAAGGCTATAGAATACATTATTAATTTTGATGAAATAAAAGACAAGAGAGAAAATAGCTTCTGTCTAATGGGACAAGCTGGCGCAGGGAAAACGCATATAATAACTGCTATTGGAAGGGCATTAATAAATAAAAATATACCAGTAGTATATATGCCTTACATAGAAGCTATTAGAGAGTTAAAGGCTTCAGTCATGGACGAAGTTCATTACAACAAGGTGATAAATAAATATAAAAATGCTAAAGTGCTAATAATTGATGATCTATTCAAAGATAAAGTTAAAAAAGGTGCGTTGGCTGGTGAACTTAAAGAAGCTGATTTAAAGCATATATATGCAATTATTAACTATAGATATTTAAATTACTTACCTACTTTAATTTCAACGGAATGTACTCCAATATTGCTAATAGAACTTGATGAAGCGATTGGGGGTAGGATATTAGAAAGTTGCGGCAAAGAACACGGGATAGTATTTAAAAATGATTGCAATTACAGACTAAAAAAATATATAGAATAGGGCTTAAAAATATGAAAGCATGGGAAGAAATGAGTAATGCTGAAAGAGCGGAGCAAACTTATAGAGATATAAAGTTAAGGCAAGAAAGAAGAAGGATAGGAGTTAGGGAAGCTGATACTTTCATGTTCACACAAATAAATAACGCTAAGAAAAAAAGAGATAAAATTATATCTAAGAAATATAGACGAAGGTGGTAAACGTGAACTTCGAAGATGAATACAAAGAAGAAGCTAGACAATATATAAGCATTGTTAAGAGATTTGGAGCGTTGCAGGAAAATGATATAAGAGAGTCTTATAAGTTAATGCTAGAAGCGTTGCAGGCTTATAATCGTTGGAGCAAGATTAAGCTTGATATAAAGAAAGACCTAAAAAGAGGAGAAAAGTCAGCGTTAAAAGAGAGGCTTGAAGAAATATGTAAGTATCTTAAAGAAGTTCATACAACTTCGAGAATGATTTGGAGCAAAGCCAAAGATGATTTAAAAGTTAATAGAGAAGAATAAGGAGTAAGAAAATGAGTTTTGTAAAAGAAAGTGATTTATTAGAATTTAAAAAGTTTTGCGAGGGTAGAAATATAAAACCTACTTTTGCTAATTATATTGTTTGGAAGGGCAAATATAGAGAATGATAGTTGTCGAAGGAAAGATAAAAGGAAAAGCTATTAAAGGATATGAAGGAAGATATAAGATAACCGAAAATGGAGAAGTTATTAGCTTAGTTAAAGGTGCTAGAAATAAAAATGGCTATAAAATTCTTAAACATTGGTTAGATAAAGATGGTTATCATACTATTACGTTATGGAAAGATAGAAAGCCTAAACAGTTTAGAATTCATAGATTGGTAGCAGAAGCGTTTATTCCTAATCCTAATAGATTAGCGCAAGTAAATCATATAGATGGGAGTAAAGATAATAATTCGGTAAGCAATTTGGAATGGATTTCTTTAGAAGAGAATATACGACATGCTTATGAAATTGGAATATATAAAAAAGGTGAAGAAAGAAAAAATTCTAAATTGACTAACGAACAGGTGAAATGGATAAGAGAAAATTATATAAAGGGAAGCAGAGAATTAGGGGCTAGACCTTTAGCTAGAAAATTCGGTGTTACTAAAACGTGTGTTTATTACATTGTAACAAATAAAAGCTATAAGGAGGTGGCGTAATGGTTATTGTAGAAGGTCGTATACGTGGGAAACAGCGTCCTCGCTTTAACACTCAGAATGGAAAGGCGTTTACGCCAAAAGATACTATTACATATGAGAATTGGATAAAGTGTTGTTATAGAGAACAGTCGGGGAAATGGCTAGAAGGAGCTATAAGGGCGAGAATAGAGGTTTACTATAAAATACCTAAGTCGTACACAAAAAAACGCGTACAAGCGATAAGAGATGGGTTAGAAATGCCTTTGAAGAAGCCTGACGCTGATAATGTAGCAAAAATAGTGTTAGATAGCTTAAATAAAATAGCTTTTGATGATGACGCGCAGGTAGTAGAGTTAACAGTTATAAAAAGATGGACCGAAGAAACGGAAAGAATAGAGTTTGAATTGGAGGAGATAAGATGAATAAAGTAATAATAATCGGAAGATTAACTAAAGACCCGGAGCTAAAGTATACGCCGGGCGACGGGACTGCAATTTGCAGAATAACAGTTGCAGTAGCAAGAGCTTTTAAAAAAGATGAAACTGATTTTATAAATTGTGTAGCATTTGGGAAAACTGGAGAAACAATTGCTCAATACTTTGCAAAGGGTAGACAAATAGCACTTGCTGGAAATATAAGAACTGGAAGTTATCAAGGGCAAGGCGGAACAAAAATGTATACAACAAATGTGATTATAGAAAATTTTGAGTTTGTAGGAAATAATAACGCAAACAATCAAAGTTGGAGTGCACAAGATAACTCAGATGAAGGTTTTGGAGATATGACACCAGTAGATGATGGGGATATGCCGTTTTAAAGGAGAATAATAATGAAAATAACAGAATTAGATTTACAAGCAGAAGGTAAAAAGTATTTTTGTAAGGATGTAAATGAAGTATTTAAAGTAAAATGTGGTAATTTAATAGCTATAACAAGAAGTTTTAGTATGGCTGATTTATTAAAATTTGACTTTGAGGAAATCAAGGAAACGAAAACCCCTTACAAAAGAGTTAATATTGATGAAGCGTACTATTTTGTATGTGAAGAAGGAAGAGTTAGATATTTTAAAGAGTTAAATGACCATGTTGATAATAAGCAATTCAACAGTTTAAATTATTTCAATAACAGAAATTATGCTGAATATGTTGCTTTTAAAGAGACTTTAATGAGAAAAATGGACAGATTTGCTTGGGAGCATAATGCGAAAGTTATTAACTGGGATGGGAATGTTACAAAATATTATATTGCATTTGATGATGACAATAAAAAGGTAGATGTCTGTGGTTGTTATGTGGTGCAATCAAATAATATATATTTTACATCAAGAAATATTGCTGCAATGGCATTAGAAAAGTTCAAAGAAGATTTAATAAAATTGTATACTTGGAAGTTTGATTTTTAGTTAAAAGATAAATTTTAAGAGAACAGTTTGAATATATTGCGAAGGGAGTGTATGCAATGTTAAATAAGGAGGAATTAAATTATTTAGCTATATTAGTAACAATAGACCAAAGAACAGTAGTTAAAAAGTTTAGAGATAATAATCAATTAGAAGAAGCTAATAAACAAAAAGATGTTAGAGAAGAGATAATAAAAAAGCTAAATAAAATGTATGACGAGTTATGTAAGTAATTCGTAATTTGAATAAAACAATAAGGAGATGAAGGAATGAATAATAAAATATATGCTTTATTTACTGATGAAATAGTATGCCCTTACTGTGGATATGAAGTTTCAGATAGCTGGGAATGCCCAGATGAAGATGATGAAATGTATTGTGATAATTGCGGTAAAGAATTTTCATATGTAAGAAATATAGAAGTAACTTATAGTAGCTACAAGTTGGATTAATTCACAATACAAAAATATTACAAGGAGTTGGAGGTTATAGAGTGAAAAGAGAAATATTATTTAGAGGACAAGATAAAATAGGTAATTGGCATTGTGGGCATCTTCATGTTGATACAATTATGGCAGAAGATAAGTATTATATAAATTCAAGGTGTTGCATTGATAATCCTAACTTTATAGAAGTTAAACCAGAAACAGTAGGACAACTAACTGACAGTTTAGATGTTGATGGTAATGAAATTTATGAAGGTGATTTAGTTAATCAAAGAGCAGTTCTTATTGGAGATGATGAAAATATTGATTTTACTGGTCATGTGGTATTTAGAGAGGGTTGTTGGGTTATTGATGATGGAAACGACTGTATACCTTTGTGGTCAGAACATAGAGAAAATAAGGTAATTGAATAATACGTGATTTGAAGTTAATGTGAGGTAAAGGAGGAATAAATAATGAAATGGTTAATAAAAAAATATTTAAATAAAATCTTAGACTATAAGAAATATCAGAAGCTAAGTCTAGAACAAGAATTGGGGTATGCAGACTATTTATCAAAAGAAGATGAAAAAGAGATGGTAAAAGCACATTCCGAAATTATAGTTAATATTAACGCCTTAAATAATGTTTTAGATATTTTAAAATAGTGAACAATTTGATTATATTATTCGTTAGGCAAGGAGTGGTATGTTAATGAAATGTACAGATTGTGAAAACTATTATTTAGGTTGTGATACAGAAGTATTTAACTATGGTTATGAACAAGACAAAGCAGAAGAATGCGAATTCTTCCTTGAGATAGAAGTTGCAAAAAGTTAGAGAACAATTCAAAACCACTATTCGTTAATGTTGGAGGTAAAAAATGAATTTTTTAAAAACAGGATATAAATCATCAAAGATTCAAGCAAAAAGAAATATAATTGTAACTATTTCAAAAAAGTTAGAATCAAGTTGGCTATTTGATAAAGAAGTGAATGAATACTTAGAAGAAGGATGGAAACTAGATAGAATCGAAACAGTTAATAAAGATAATGATATTTTTTTAATTGGATTCTTAAGAAGGTATTAAACTAAATTCAAAACTATGGCGAATAAACTTGTAAATAATACTTACAAGTTATAGGACAAGGAATATTCGGATTTTAGGAGGTTTGGAGCGTGGATTTAAAAATAATGAAGTCTACAGGTAAGGAATGGTATGACAAGTGCATAGGAGAAAGATTTACCATTCACTCTGAAAGTAAAAAAGGTGGTAAAGGTAAATATGTTGTAAGAATACCTAAACACCTTAGATGGCTTATGAATGGCTATATGTATGGTTGGGTTGATAAAGAACACTGTATATTACTAAAACCATTACCAACGTACTATAAATTAATTAGTTTTAATGGTCATGGGGCATTAGTTGAGCATAAGGAGGAAGAGTAATGAAAATAAGATTATGTTATAGAGTAGAAAAAGAAGCAGGGTGGGGAGAAGATGAACATGGTAATCCAACAGAGGTTTATAGTTGTGTTAAATTAGATTGCACAACTTATAACATTCCTAAAGATGAATATAAAGAATTAGTTAAAGCAGGAAGAAGAATAACAGCAACTCAATTTAAAATAGATGAAACTTTAATTACTCCAATAACTTTAAACGAGTATTTAGATCAAACGGAGGAAGAGTAATATTATATATAGAAAGGATAGAAAGTTAAAAATGGAAGAAGTTAAATGGTTTGAAGCTGATGAAAATGAAGATGGAATTAAAACTATAGGGTTTATAGAAATAAACGAATATACAAATACGGGGAGGATTGTAGGATATAACGGTATTTGTATTGGAGAAAAGGTTGAGTATGAAGGTAAAAAATATACTGTTGTTATGGCTTCAAGAATGGGTGATTTTGGATTATCTAAGACAGGAAAATTGCCATATATAATGAGAGTTTCACCTAAAGATGTGAAATTGATTAATTCGTAATTTGAAATTATTGCGAAGGAAGGGATATATTATGAGAGATATAAATAAACCACAAATTGTATATGCATATGCAATATTACTAGATAATAAAATTGAAAATTGGAAAGTTACAAGTGTAAATAGAAATAGTGTTTATGATTTTACTGGTATTTGGAAGGTAGAAAGGTTAAAGGATTATAAACTACAAAAGGTTTGTTGGGTTTGTAATACTGTTGATGAATGGAATGAGGTTTTTAATAAGTTGGCTCCGAAATGGTTTAAAACATGGAAATATGCAGATGATTATAAATTAATGAGAGCATATTAATTCGCAATTCAAAACAATTGAATAAAATACGAAGCAAACGGAGGGTAAAATGGCACAAGCAATAAATAACATTATAGGTAAAAAGTTTGGAAGGCTTACTGTTATAGGATATACAGATAGACGTAAAGCTAGATGTGTAGTTTGGAAATGTAAATGTGAATGTGGGAATATTACTTATATGACACATAATACTTTAAAAAGAAGTGTGAGTTGTGGATGTTATAAGACGGAGATTATTAGACAATATAATTCAGTAGGAAGAGAAGCTTATAAAAATAAATTAAATAAGGGGAATATTATGAAGATAGTTGGAATTTTTAACCCATGTTATACAGATAATAAAGCTTTTATAGAAAGGGTTATAGAAGATATAAATAAGTTACAGAAAGATGGACAAGAAGTAGAGGTGCAATACAACACCACATCATTAGGCGGAGATAATGTATTATATTCTGCTTTAATAATAGGAAGAAAGAAAAGAAGTATTTATTAAATACGGTACTAATTTTCAGTACCGTTTCGGTACTATAATATGAAATTATTGTTCGTTAAAATTGAAGGAGGGATATTATGTTTTGGGATGAAGAATACATTGATGAAAAAATAGAAAACTTAAAAGGTATGATTGAAAATAATACCTTTGATAAAACTAAGTGTAATAATTTCATATCATATGATGAGTTAGAGGATGAATATTCTCATAATGAAATAGGCTATGCACAAGAAATGTTTATTCAAAAAGCAAGAGAATACTTATCAAGATACCCTAAACAATATGCAATTTGGTGCGATTGGTGTGTTCATGTAGCAACAGTTGATTTATATAGGGATATAATGTGGGGAAAAGGTAATTGTCAAGAGAATTATATAAAGATAAGAGAAAATAGAGATATTGTTTAGTTCGTAATTCAAAAATATTACAAAGTAAATAGGAGGATTAAATGAAAACTGTAAAATTAACAGCAAGTGAAATAAGAACATTGGAATGTTTTTTATATAGCAATCCTTGTTCTAGCGGATGTGCATATCCAGAAATGCAAAGATCTAAAAAAGATTGTGAAGAGTGTAAATTAACAAAAGATATGTATTCTATAATGAAGAAACTAGATACACTTTAAAATTGTAAAGGAGTGATTTTATAAAATTGGATAAAATTTTGATGTGGGTAGCTATTATATTAATAGCATTGAGTGGCTTTTCAATAAAGGTTAACAACTTCAAGTTTGAATGGTTAGGTGTTTTAGAAACTATTATTAGAATTTTTAAGTAATAAATAATTCAAAATTATTTCAGAAAAGAAGGAGATTTGTATGAAAGATATAACATTTTGTATCAACAAAGAATGCAAAGAAAGAAAAGATTGCTTCAGAGCAGAAGAAAATTATACAAACACTAATTCAGTTAATAGCTATGCAATGTTTGATTGTAATAGTTGCGGAGAAAGGGCTTATTTGTATGAGAAAGTCGATACAGATAAAAAGCAAGGGGAAAAATGAATAGAAAAGAACGAAGATTGAAAGAAAAAGAAAAAAAGAGAGAAGATAATAAAAAAGTTGAAGCAATGGCATGGTTTAAGACTTTGCCGCCAGCTAAACATTTGCTGATAGATAGTCTTATAAAAATTGAAATGAAAAAAGAAACAGATACATTATTTCAAGCAATTGATAGGTGCTTTAAAGCGGCACTTGCTGAAAAGTTTGAAGAACTGGATTGGGAAGAGATAGAAAAGATTTTAGATGAAAGCGCAGATTTATTAGTGAATGACGCTCATAAAATGAAAGAATTAAAAGAAAAACTAGGGGGAAGCTACGACATGGCAGTAAAAAAAATAAATGAAATGGGTCCTGAAATTGAAGCTAGAATAAGGGAGCTTATAGAAGCAGGGTATAACCAAAAGGTTAGTGTGAAAATTCTAATAGAAGAATTTAAGGAAATTAGCACGGCGATGTTAACAAATGCTTATAAAAAGACTAAAGCAATAATAAAAGATGAAGAAAAGGCTAAATTAATATCTGGCTCAATTAAGGAAGTTGTGGGGGAGTCAGACAAGGAATTGGAAGAAGCTTTAGAGTACATATTTGAAGATAGTGCAAAAGATAGCGAAAAAGAAGCTAATACAGAAGAAAAAGAAGAAAAGGCTATAAATATACAAGAAGAAGAAAAAGAAACAAATTTAAACGATAACACAGATATAAAAACGATAGTTGAAAATAAAAGTAGTAAATTGAAAGTTGTTAAAGAAATTACTAAAGTAGTAGAGAGAACGGTTCAAGGGGAATATGGACTGTACAACATTAAAGGAAGTGTTGTAACTGTAGATGAAGAGTATTCTTTTGAAAATATAGAAGATGTTAAAAGCTGGGCTAACTTTGAAAGAGAAGAATTAATAAAAAAGATAGAAGAGCTTAAATTAAAGATTGAACATATAAATTCATGTGAAAGTGAAGCTATAGAAGTTATAGAAAATTTCATGGACATTTAATAAAAAAATAGGTAGTGTAGCACCTAGTAGGCATAAGCAGACTACGCCTTACATTATGACTTATGCCTTGTAATTAACATCAGGAGGGGAATGTATATGAAAAATAAAATGTTAGAAAGGCATTTGATTACAACAGTTGGAACGAGTAATTTACTTTTAAAGCAAGCAGAAGATTTAATGGAGGACATTAGTAAATTAAAAAAAATATATTCTATAGAAGATTTAGAAAAGTCTAGCGAGAAGTTGCTCGAGGTAAGCGAGAAAATTTGTGAAACAAAAAAAATATTAGATGAGCTGGTTAGAAACAACCAATAAGGTTACTAGAGAAATAAATTCACTTATATAAAAAAATATATGTAGTAGGGGAGAATATGAAAAGAACAATTACTAAGTTAAAAAAATATAAAGAAATAAAGGCAGATATAATACATATAGATTTAGAATTAGAAGAGTTAGAAATAGATATGTTAGGGATAGGCGGACAAGCAGATGGAGAAAGAACTGGTAAAACATATAAAGTAACTTCACCAGTAGAAAGTCAACTGGAGCATTACTTAGAAAAGAAAGAGAAGCTATTAATAAGCAAAGGAAGAAAAGAAAGAGAACTGGCTAGGATAGATAATGCTTTATCAGTTTTGAAAGATGAAGAAAGAGATATTATAGAAACTGTATTAATAAGGGGAGAAAAATATAGTTTGCTGGAGATTAAATACAATAGAACATATACAAGGCTTAAACAGATAGAAAATAAAGCTTTAAGAACAATTAAAAAATATGTAAGCTAAATAAATTATAGAAAAGTTTAAGAAAAGTTATAGAAATATTTAAGAAAAATTGTAGAAAAATTTTAGAAATATTTAATGTTTTCTTTAAAAAAAGCTAATATAATAACATCATAGACGTATGTCTGACAGGGTTATTGTCAAGTTAGATTCTCCTTATTAGTTTAGTTTCAATTTTCGATAATGTAATATTTAAAGAGGCAAAGGCAACTATGTAAAAGTAGTTGCTTTTTTGTCGTTAAAAAAGGAGAGATGGAAATGGCAAGATTAATAAGTTGTAGCGTGTGCTATAAGGTACATTTGAATACATTCATGTGTGAGAAGAAGATAGCACGGCAGAAAGAATGGGAGAAGAAATATAGAAATAAAAAAGAAAAAGCAAAGCGTGTAGATAATGCAGTATACAATAGCAGGCGATGGCGTAAGTTAAGGGCGTTAGTATTAGAAGATCATAACTATATATGTCTTTATACTTTATTCAAAGAAGGAAGAATAATCAAAGCTGATTGTGTACATCACATTACAGAAATAATAGATAATGAAGCTTTAGCATATGAATATAATAATTTGATTTGTTTGTCTAAAGAGAAACACAAATTAATACATGAACTATATAAAGAAGATAAAGAAAAAGTACAAGAAGAATTAAGAGAAATGAATCGAAGATGGCAAGTTGGAGAGAGAGAATAGGTATCCCCCCTGGGTATTAGGGGTGGTATGAAGAACTATGACGTACAGTACACAGAGAAGGGGTAATCTCGCAAAAATTTCGGAAATGGGCTTTTTCAAAACGGATGAAAGGAGTTGATAATTTGGCTAGAACGGCTAAACCAGTTGCTTTATGCGGAGATAGTAAGCTAACTAAGGCAGAAAAAGACGCAAGAATAGAAGCAGAAGAGAAATACAAAGGTGATGGTGATTTAGTTTATTCGCCGCCAGCAGATTTACTAACAGATAGAGAAAAGAATTTATATTTATTTATAGTAAATCAGTTAAGGGGAGCAGGGATTTTAAATAATTTAGATATAGAATTATTAAAATCTACAGTTTTTTGTATTATTAATATGAATGACGCCAACAATGATATTAGGAAGTATGGGACAACTATAGCTGACGAAAATGGAAAGCTATATAAAAATCCCGCAGTTGGAGTTTATAAAGATTATCATGCCATGTTTATAAGTAATAGCATTAGATTAGGAATGTCGCCTGCTGATAGGGCTAAGTTAGCAGTAATTGACGTTAAAAATAAGCAAATAGAAGAAGACCCTTTATTAAAAGCTTTAAAGGAAAGATAGATGATAAAGGAAAGTAAGGCTTATAAATACGCTAAATGGTGCTATAAAAATGAAGATGGTAAAGTTGGGCGATATGTAAAAAAGCAAGCTAGCTACTGGATAGATATAGTTGAAGGGAAAGACGATGAAGCTTATATAGATAAAGCAGATTTTAATTTGATTTGTAAAATATTAAAACTTATGGTCCACCCGGACACAAGACAAAGTATGTATGATAGCTTAGAAGATTATCAATGGCTTTTTATTATTGCAGTTTTATGCACTAGATACAAAGAAGATAATAGTAGATATTACGAAACTGGTTTATTAGAGATTTCAAGAAAGAATTTTAAAACTTTCACATCAGCAATAGTATTTATTATTTGCTTAATTATAGAACCGGAGTTCAGCAGGTTTTTTAGTGTTGCTCCCAATTATAAATTATCTTGTGAGTTAAAGCTTGCAGTAGATAAAATAATTAAATGCAGTCCAGCGCTAAGAAGTAAATTTAAAATTAACAATGATATTGTTAGGTGTAACATAAATGAAAATGAATATACTCCACTAGCTTATTCAAATGATGGCTTAGACGGTAAATTAGCAGTAGTTTTTAACATAGATGAAGCTGGTTTGTTACCGGAATATCCTTTGGAAGCAATGAGATCATCACAAATAACATTAAAAGATAAATTAGGAATTGTTATTAGTACACAATATCCTAACGATAATAATGTAATGCTTACTGAAATAGATATAGCTAAGAAAACATTAGATAGAATGTTAGATAGTAAAAGATATTTTGCTTTACTATATGAGCCGGACGAAGAAATAAGGGTCAACTGGCGCAATGATGATAATGTAATATATCAATCTAATCCAGTAGCAGTAAACAATAAAGCAATATTTAATGAAATAGTTAAAAAAAGAAGACTGGCTATTGAATACGAAAGTAAGAGAGAAAATTATTTATGTAAACATAATAATATTCAATATAAATCTCAAGGGGCAGAAAGTTATATTAATTCAGAGCAAATACAACTTTGTAAAGCAAAAGAAGAAATAGACTGGGAAGATAGAGAAGTTTACTTAGGTATAGACTTAGCTTCAACAGATGACAATACTGCCGTTTCAATGGTGAATTTTGATTTTGATACTGAAAAAATATTAGCTAAATCATGGGCTTTTATTCCTGAAGAAAGAGTAGAAGAAAAATCTAATAAAGAAAAAGTTAACTATAGCAAGGAAATAGAAAGTGAAAATTGCTTTGCGTGTGGTGAAGATACTATCTCTTACAACTTTGTAAGGGATTTTATTTTATCTATAGAAGATAAATACAAAGTTAAAATTGTTGCTATTGGATATGATATTAGAGATATGAACTCTACTAGAGAAGATTTAAAAGAATTTTATGATTTAGTAGAAGTTAGGCAACATAGCTCTATATTACATAGCCCTATAAAGTGGCTTCGAGAGAGCATTTTAAATAAAAAATTTGTTTACAATGAAAATAAATTATTAGAAATTAATTTTACTAACTGCGTGCAAACTGAAGATACTAACTTAAATAAATATCTTAATAAAAAGCGTAGTAAAGGAAAAATTGATATGGTTATGGCTATGGTCAACGCGCTTTATTTACTGCAACAACAAGTTGTAACTGGTGAAGAAACGGATTGGGCAATTCAAATTTGTTAAAAGGGAGGTGAAAACATGGGAATTTTTAATTTTGGATTTTTAGGTAAAGAAAAACGAGGATTTGAGCCAGTTCGCGAAAAAGACGATCTCGCTAAAATTTTCGGTTTGGATAGTGATAAAACTACTATTACTCGTAGCATGGTCATGCAAATACCTAGTGTTAAGGCTGGGGTGGGTTATATAGCTGACTTAGTAAGTAGTTTAGAAATTAAACTATATAAAGAAAATGATGGGAAAGTAGAAACTATTGACAATGATTATAGGCTAAAATTTTTAAATAATGAAACTGGTGATTTGCTAAATAGCTTTCAAATGAAGCAATCACTTGTAAGAGATTTTATTTTAAATGGAAATGGTTATTTATATATAAATAAAGATAGAAATTTAATTACATCTTTACATTATATTAAACCTTCATTGGTAAGTGTAGTTGCTGGCGTTGATCCTATCTTTAAAGATGGTAAGTTATTTGTAAATGGTGCTGAATATGAAAGTTATGATTTTGTAATTTTTGCTCAAAATACACAAGATGGATTAACCGGAAAAGGCTTACTAGATGAAAGTAGGGACTTGCTAGAACTCGCTTACAATACCTTAGCATTTGCTAATAATAATATTAAAGCTGGCGGAATTAAGCGTGGCGTGGTCAAATCCATGAAGAAGTTATCGCAGGAAGCTATGGATTTTCTAAAAAAAAGCTGGGGCGAACTCTATGATAATACTTCAAACAAAAATAATAAGGTCATTATCTTAAATGATGGCTTAGACTTCCAAGAGTTGAGCCAAACATCTACAGAACTGCAGGTCTTAGAAAATAGAAAAGTTAACGATAATGATATACTTAATTTAATTAAAATTCCGGAAAGTATTCTAAATGGTACTGCTACAGAGCAACAGTATAATAATTTTATTAAAACAACTATAATTCCTATACTGGAACAGTTAGAAGGTGCATTTAATAAAGCATTATTACTTGAAAGTGAAAAGGGTAATAGATATTATTTTGCATTTGAAACTAAGGACTTACTTAAAGGAAGCGCTAAAGAACGTTTTGAAACTTATAAAACTGCTATAGAAGCAGGTGTAATAACTCAAAATGAAGCGAGATTTATGGAAAACTATGATAGCTTAGATGGATTAGATAATATTAAGATGTCATTAGGTCATGTGCTTTATAATCCTACTACCAAAGAGTATTACGTTCCCAATACTGGACAAGTAGTCAATGGAAAGGGGGTGAAAGGCTTAAATGAAAATGGAGATAAGGAATAACTCTATTGTATTAGAAGGTTATGTTAATGTAGTAAAAAGAGATAGTAGAGTATTATCTAGTATACGAGGTAAGTTCATAGAAACAGTTGAAGAAAGAGCATTTTCAAAGGCTATTTCAAGAGCAGACAATATATTATTATTACATAATCATAGAAAAGATAGAGTTTTAGGCTCGATAAAAGAAGGTAACTTAGAACTTAAAGAAGATAATATAGGACTACACGCTAAATGCGAAATACGAGATTTAGAAGTTATAGAAAAGGCTAAAAAAGGTCAATTAAAGGGCTGGAGTTTTGGTTTTACTTCTATAAAAGATAGATGGGAAAAGCATGAAAGTGATATAGATAGAAGATATTTAGAAGAAATAAACCTATATGAAGTATCTATATTAGATGTAACTCCAGCATATATTGCTACTTCAGTAGAAATGCGTGGAGAAGAAGCAACTTTAATTGAGCAAAGAAGTTGTGAAACTGAAATTGAATTAATTGAAAAGCATAAAGTTGAGGATAATAAAGAAAATTTCTCAACTTTTTTTGACGCTCAAAATTTTATAAAAACAAGGAGATAAATATGAAAGCATTACTAGAAAAGAAAAATTCATTAATTGAAGAAATGGAAGGCTTAATAAATAAAGCTAAAGAAGAAACTAGAGCATTTAATGAAGAAGAAAATAAAAGAGTTGAAGAAATTAAAGCAGAAGTTAGAGGATTAGAAAAATTAATTGCTGACGCTGAAGAAGTAAGAAACTTTGATAAAGGCAAAAAAAAGAAGGCTGAAGAAGGGGAAAAAGAAATGGATAAAGATTTAGAAGTTAGAACTTTAGATGTTCAAAATTCTGAAATTAGAAAAGCTATAGAAGATGAAAAAGAATTAAATATATCAGATTTTGAAGTTGAAGAAAGAAAAATAGGTATAGGGCAAACCGACACTAATATAGCTAGTTCAGTAGGAAATATTAAGAAAACAACTTTTGCAAATGCAATTCTAAAAAAAGCGTTTGAAACTTCTGATTTATTAAGATATGTAAGAAAAGAAAACTTAGGATCAGCGCTACATCAAATACCAGTGCAAAAAGACAAGATTGGGAAGTTTGTAAATGTTAAGGAATTGGCGGAGTATACTGAAAAAAATATTGATTATACACCAATTCAATTAGCACCGCATAAGTTTGGGAATATAACAGTTATTTCAGAAGAAGCAATTGCAGACACTGGCTACAATATAATGGCTGATTTATTAGAACAATATGGAGAAGGTGCGGCAGAAACAATAGATGAAATATTAGTGAAAGGTGATGCCTCACTTGGAATTCAAGGGCTTGAAAGCTTTATAAATGCAACTGGAGCAGTTGTAGATAATTCTATTAAAGTTGATATAACGGCTACTAATGTCAATAAAATAGGAATTAATGATATGTTAAAAATGTATAACGCTTTACCGCAGAAGTACAGAAAAAATGCTACATGGGTCATAGGAACAGAACTTGCAGGGAAGTTAACAGAAGCAGTTGATAGCATTGGTAGACCGTTATTATATACAGATTTTTCACAAGTACCATTTGGTGGCAAAGCAACTCCAATATTATTAGGCAGACCGGTCGTTATATCAGATCATGTTAAGAACTTAACTGGCTCACAACAACATAACTCTTTAGCCTTTTTTGGTGATTTAAGCAAGGCTTTAATATTTGCCCCAAGACAAAGTTTCACTATTAAAACTTCAACAGAATATGCTTTTATCAGAGATGGTATTACTGTTAAAGGAACAATGAGATTTGATGTTAAAAGAGCATTAGGAGAAGCTATCGCAGTGCTTGTAAGGTCATAATATGAAAATAAGTGAAGTTACTACAGATATAGTAAAAGAATATATTAATGCTCTTGATGAAAAAGATACAGTTATTAATATGCTTATTTCAGCAAGCAAACAATATATTTTACAATACACATCAATTAAAGAAACTGAATTAGATAAATATGAAGATTTAACGCTGGTTTTACTTATTCTTTGTTCTGATTTCTACGATAAACGTCAATTCATGCTGGATAGCAACAGTGGTGTGCCACTCAATGCGATTGTCGAAAGTATTTTAAACATGCACGCTTTTAACTTAGTCTAAAAGGGGGTGTTTTTTTGTACACAATAAACCCGGGGTTATTTAGAAGTAAATTCAAATTACAAGAATTAAAGTTAGTTATTAATGATGACAATATTCCGGTTGAAAAATTAATAGATATATGGGAAGCAAAAGGCAGAGTAAGAAGTAATACTGCTAGCAATGAAGAAATGGAAGATGGAGAAAGAACTTCTATTACTAAAATCATTACTGCAAGGTTTCCTAGACATTTGACCGCGTTTGATGTTGAAGATACTAATAAATATAAAGTTGTATTTAATAATAAAACTTATAAAATTGTTTCAATGAGTAATATTCAAGAAATGAGTAAGTATATTCAAATAAAATTAGGAGTGATTGACTAATGACTATAACTATCAAAGGAATAAATTCATTGTCAAACAAACTTAATAAACTTAGTAATATTAAAGCTAAAAATTCTGTAAAAGAAGTAGCAAAATTTGTTGAAAAAGAGTTGCGTAATGAAGCAAGTAAGTTTTCAAGCAGATCAGATATGATTGGTGAAGTAGAAGAAAGAGAATACAAGAACGGCAACTATTATATAGAAGTAGGACTAAAAAACCGTTACGAAGGTTGGGAAAATTGGAAACACTTATATTTTCACCACTATGGTTATAATCAAAAATTATGGGGAAAAGATAGTAACTTATATACTAACACGCATCAATTTTGGTTCACAAACGCTATTGACAATATAGATCAAAAAGCGTTAAAAGAACTAAAGAAAAAAATACAAGCAGAGATAAAGGAATCGTTAAAATGATTACTCAAAAAATAAAAAATGCTTTAGCTGATGTATCTTTGCCAGCTTACTTTATCACTAGAGCAAATGATAAAACTGAATGTATAGTTTATAACTATATAGAAAAGCCGAGCAGAGCGGCAGACAATGAAGAAAAAGCAACTATGTATACAGTAATGCTTAATATTTATTGTAAATCTAATGTAGAAAATAATAAAAAGAAAATAATTAATGCTATGCAAAGTGCAGGTTTTATAAGAAAGTCAGTAGCTTCAACTGTAATTGTTGACTCTGACTTTTTTTGTACTGCTATTACTTTTGTAATTAGCATAGATAAATAAATTAATGAAAGAAGGTATAAACATGAAAAAAGGAATTGGTATTTCAAATGCACATTATGCAGTATTTGACGTAGCTAATAATTATTTTGGAACTCCAAAACCAATATCGGGGTTAGAGCAATTAACAATAACAGAAACATATGCAGAAGGTTCTAATTATGCAGACAATTTAAGAAATATTTATATAAAGGAATTAGTTGGCGCTGATTTATCTTTAGCATTTTCTAATATAACAAGAGCAATTGAAGCTGAATTAACTGGACAAGTTCATGCAAATGGTGAATTAGAATATAAAACTACTGCCGTTGCTCCGCAAGTAGCAATTTTATTTGAAAAAAGTTATTCTGATGGCTCAAAAGATAGAATTGTATATTACAACTGTAAATTAGCAAAAGATAATGAAAATGGAGAAACTAAAACAGACTCTTTTAATTTTGTTGGTGATACTTTAAGCGGTCAAGCTATTCCTATGACTGGAAGTATTAAAACTAAAGCTAGTGGCGCTGATGTAGATTTAACTGGTGTTTTAAAATATGTTATAGACTCTACAACTATTCCAACGACTTCTGATACAAATGGAGTTAAAGATAAATTTGATAACTTCTTTAAAAAAGTTCAAGTTAAAGCAAAAAAACATTCAGAATAATTAATTATAGCCAGCTTTTTGCTGGCTTATTTCATGGAAAGGAATACTTATGGGAAATTTGACTAAGAAAAGCAAAGAAATTATTTTAGGAAATAAAAAATATATCATGTGCTTTGATATGACTTCAATTAATATGTTTCAAGAAATGTCAAATATGAGTTTCTTAAATGCAATTCATTTAATCAATAAATATGATGATAAGACCTTATTGTATTTCATGGCTTCATCTATAAGAGCAATTGAAGAACCAGATAAGCCGCTAGGTGAAAAATTATTTGAATTTGATGTCATTGGACTTTTATTAAGTCATACACTAGATGTAATACAGTTAGTAAGTGCTTCAATGCCGCAAGCAAAAAATGATAAAAAAAAAGTAAATCAAAAGTGGCAAAAGAAACAGAAGAGATAGACGTAGATTGGCTATATTATGTTTATACAACTATATTAAAAAGGCAAGAGCGAGAGTTTTGGGAAGCAACTTTAAGGAAAGTTATTTCACAAATAAATATTCATAATGATTTATATAGAAATGATAATAAGAAGCAAAATAATGCTTCAAATATAGTCAATGAAGATACAGAAGTTTTAAAAGTAATGAAATAGGAGGTGATGAAATGGCTAATGAAGAATTGCTAGTTGTGCTTGGGGTTCAAGATAAAGGCTCTGTAACTCAAGTAAGGGCGCTGAATAAAGAATTAAAATCTTTAGACACTCAATACAATTTAGCGTCAAAAAGCGGAAAAGGTTTTGATAGTAGCTTAGATGGGTTAAAAAATAAGTTAAGCTTATTAGAACAAAAAATGACTGTACAAACTACTAAACTTACTGCTTATAAAAAGCAAATAGATAGCGCTAAAGAGGGCATTGCAAAAAAGACAGAAGAACTAGAAAAGCTAAAGAATAGTCAAGAAGATAATACAGCTGCTATTGCAAAAACTGAAAAACAATTAAATACATATAGAAATCAGCTTAAAAATGCAGAAAATGGAGTTAAGGAAACTGAAGCTCAATTAGAATTATTAACTGAAGAAATTAATAATACAAATAAAGCTATAGATAATTTTGACACTACTCAAATGTCTAAAGAATTAAAAGAAGCTGGAGAGAACTTAGAAGATTTAGGCGGTAAGTTAGAAAATGTTGGTGGAAAATTAAATAGCACTGGGAATACACTAATAGCACTTTCAGCACCAATCGTCGCCTTCGCTGGATATGCTACTAAAGCTGGTACAGAGTTTCAGTATGGTATGGCTCAAGTACAAGCAATATCGGGAGCAACGGGAAAAGAACTAGAAAAATTGACCGAAAAGGCTAAAGAAATAGGAGCAACGACACAATGGTCAGCGAGTCAAGCGGCTGAAGGGCTTCAATATCTTTCCATGGCTGGGTGGAATACCCAAAGTATGCTTGATGGATTAACTCCAATAGTTAACTTAGCAACGGCTTCAACTGAAAGTTTAGGAATTGTAAGTGATATTGTTTCTGACGCATTAACGGCGTTTGGATTATCAGCAAGTGATACAACTGAATTTTGTGATGTTTTAGCCGCAACAATGGCTAATTCTAACACTAATGTTGCTATGCTAGGAGAAACATTTCAATATGCCGCACCGCTTGCGGGAGCGTTAGGTTTTAGCATTCAAGATGTTGCAACTGCGGCTGGATTAATGGCTAATGCGGGAATTAAAGCAAGTGTTTCTGGAACTGCATTAAGAACACTTTTTGCTAATATGGGAGAAGAAATAGAATTAACTTCAGAGGCATTTGACACTATGACAGTTAGTGCTATTAAGCAAGATGGAAGCATGAGGGACTTAAATGATATAATTGTTGATTTAAGAAAAGGCTTCCAGCAGATGACCGAAGCCGAAAAGGCTTCTAATGCAGAAGCTATAAGTGGTAAAACTGGTATGGCTGGATTACTGGCAGTAATGAATGCAACTGACGAGGAATTTAACAGTTTAAGAAATTCGATAATGAGTTCAACTGGTGCAACTCAAAAAATGGCTGATATAATGGGCAATACTACACAAGGGAAAGTTAATGCTTTTAAAAGTAAATTAGAGGCATTAGGTATTCAATTAGCTGATAATCTACTACCACACATTAACGCTATCCTGGACAAGGGAATGGCTTTGATTGATTGGTTTAGCAGTCTTGATGAAGAAACTCAAAAGACTATAATTTCCGTAGGCTTATTTGCAACTGCTTCAGGTGGGGCGTTAAAAATCATTGGCGGACTTACAAGTGGGGTTGGAAGTGCAGTCAAAACATTAGGAAGTTTTAAAAAAGCATTAGGTGAGAGTATATCTTCTACAGATGGAGCAACTAAAGGCGTAGGTAAATTAGTTACTGGAATAAGCAAACTAGGAATAGGTATACCGCAAGTTGCGGTCGCTTTAGGAGTTTTAAGTGCTGGAGTTATTGCATACAATGAATATCAAGACGCTATGAGCAGAAAAGTTAATGAAGCAAAAGAAGATATGTCTTTATTAGAAAAAGCATTCATGGGGTTGTATGGAGTACAAGCAAAAAGCAAAGATGAATTAGTAAGCTTAGGTATTATTTATGATGATTTCAATAGCAATATATCATCAACTTTTCAAGATGCAGTAAAAGAAATGACTTCTGATGTTAATAGTTTTAATCTCTCTCTAAGAGATATGAACTTAGATGGAGTTATTAGTGATGATGAAGTTAACAACATCTTAGGTAGAGTAGGGACTTTAGTTGATGGTATAGAAAATACTATTAAATCTAATAGCTCTAATGTACAAAATGCACTTTATGAAATGTATAACGCAGATGGGGTTATAGATGAAACAGAAGCAAACTTGCTAGAGTATTGGAGTAAGAGAAATGAAACAGAAGTTGAAAAAGCAAATGAGTTAGAAAAATCTATCAAAGAAATTTTAAATCAAGCAAAAGGGCGAGAGTTAACTAATGAAGAAATTACAAGTATTCAAAACTATTATGCTCAATTAAAACAGTTAGAGTTAGAATTACAAGCTGACAATAGCTATGAATTAGAATATGCTAAGTCAGAATTTCAAAATAGACTTAAAACTTTAGACGCAGAAGGTGCTCAAGAATTGCTTCAACAAAGATATAAGCAATATGAAGATGAAAAAGTTGCTATAGAAAGTCATTATGACGCAATGATAGCACAAATTCAAGTGGGAAACTCTGAATTGACTGAAGAAGATAAAAAATTAATTGCTGATATGGAAGCTAAAAAACAAGAAAAATTAGCAGTAAACCAACAATATTGGGACGAAGCATATAACTATACTATTTCTTCTAATGAAAATCTAGTTGGGATAATTAACAAATTTAACGGTGAAATATTAAAAGCTACTGATACAAATTACTATGAAAGATATGTATTAGCACAAGAAAATTTGCAAGGGTTAAATGAAATAACTGAAACTGGTTATCAAACAATGTTAGACACTACTACTGGCAAATATGTTGACATGTATGCAGTAGTAAACGAAAAGACTGGACAATTGACTGGTCTATATAATCTGAATACAGGAGCAGTGTCTGCTATGAGTTCTGAAAGTGCTAAAGAAATAGAAAAATTATATCAAAAGTGGGGAACGAGTGCAGATGGTATAGCAACTAAAAATCTAGTTCTAAGCAATTCTTATATAGATACATCTAATAACATTATAGATCAAAATGGTAGAGTAATAGGTAGTTTGGGGCAAGTTAAAGATAATGCGGGTAACCTACAAGACGCAATTTTAGATTTAAACGGAAACCCAATCAAAGTTGGAGATAATGCTAAAGAAGTTATAGAAAAAATTCAAAACACTAAAAAAGAAGTTAATGACCTGAACGGCTCAACTGCAACAATAAAAGTTGACGATGGCGGTAGTATAAATAGTTTTGGCTCAAGATTAAAAAACATGTTTAATAATCTGTTCGGCGGTGGAAAATCTTATGCAATAGGGACAAATAATGCGCCAGAGGGGATACATACAGTTAATGAAAAAGGTTGGGAGTTAATAGACGCTCCAAACGGCAAAACTGCGATTGGTCTAGGTCAAAGTGCCGTTGGTGAAACTGCTTACTTGCCAAGGGGCACTAAGGTAAGAACTAATTTATCAAGTACAGAGTTGATGGTCCAAGAAATTAAAAAAGAAGTTTCTAATCAAATAAGTAGAATAGATTTTAATGTTTATGATTCTTTAAATTCATTGAGAAAAAGCACAATAAATACTAATGTTAATGAGCCTATTAGAAATTCTAATATTAGTAATGATAATTTTAATTTATTGAGTCAAGTTATTTATTCTGCTATTTCAGAAGGCTTAAAAAATGTTACATTACAAGCAAACGTAAACTCTTACTTAGATGGAGAACAACTTGCTAATAGCTTAGAAGTTGCGCAAGGAAGAAATATAAATTTATATGGGAGGTTCAAAGGGTAATGGAAAAGAGTCAAATAATTTTTAATAGTAAAAAATCTTTAGATGATTTTGAACTTTATATTGAGAATGTTGAAGTTGAGTTCCCACGACCTAGGTTAATTCAAAATAATGTTCCTTATCAAAATGGTTATTATGACTTTTCAGAAGCCTATGGAGATTTATCTTATGATAATAGAAAAATAACAATATCGTTTAAATTTGAAAATAGAACTATTGAACGAAGAACTCAAATTAACAGTAAGTATGGAGCAATTGCAGAATGGCTTCTAGGCTCTGGAGAAAGTAAATTATACATAGATTTTGAGTGTGGTTATTTTTTAGCAAGAGCAACAAATATAACTCCTATCGAACTTAGTGAATTGACTGGGAAAATAACTGTAGAATTTGATTGCTATCCGTTCCGGTCTTTTGATGAAGCGGAAGGAAATGATATTTGGGATATTTTTAATTTTGAATTAGATTATGCTTTTCAAACAACTTTCGTTGTTCAAGGGGAACTTGATATAACTTTATACAATTCTAGTGCTATAAAAAAAACGCCAACGATAAAATCGACTGGTAATATATCAGTTATTCATAATAATGTAGTTTACAATATAACCTCAGGGACGTGGCATGATTGGAGAATAGCATTAAACAAAGGAGCAAATAAGCTGAAACTCAAAGGAAATGGGAATATAGATTTTATCTATTACAAGGAGGTTATCTAATGTATCAAATTGTTTTAAAAAATATTGAAGGGGATACATTAATACATTCTTTATCATCAGAAAGGAATGCTCCTAAACTGACTTCTGGAACTATAAAAAAGGGGATTAATTCAATAGATGAATTTACATTTAAAATTAACCCCTTTAATGCAGGATTCAATCTTATAAAACCTTATTTGAGTAGGATAGAAGTTTTAAATATTAAAAATAATACTATAGAATTTAAAGGTAGAGTTTTAATGTTAACACCTTCTATGACGAGCGATGGTATCATTGAAAATACTGTTATTTGCGAAAGTGAACTAGCTTATTTGCATGATACTTTTACTAGATATGGAGAATATCATGATATTTCTGTAGAAAAATTTTTAAAATTGATTATAGATAATCACAATTCTCAAACAACTAATGATAAAAAGTTTGAATTAGGCAAAGTTGAATTAGCTGGGAATTTATATAGATTTACATCTTATGAACAAACCACTTTTGAAGCTATAAAAGACAAGCTTTTAGATAGATTAGGTGGAGAAATTATTATTAGATATCAAGATAATAAAAGATATTTAGATTATGTAGTTGAAGTTGGAAAGAAAAGTTCTGTAGATATTAGATTATCAAAAAATCTAACGTCTTTTGTAAGAGAAGTTGATCCTACTCAAATCGCAACTAGGGCGATAGGATATGGGGCTAAAAAAGAAAATACTGATGAAAGAGTCGATTTTAAAAAAATTAATAACGGGAAAGATTATGTAGATGATGAAGAAGCTATAAAACTCTATGGAGTTATAGAAAAAGTTTTTGTTTTTGATGATGTTACAATTCCTGAAAATTTATTATTAAAAATAAAAGAAAAGCAAAAAGAATCTAATAGAAAATTAGTTAAACATCAAATTTCTGCTATTGATTTGTATAGCATAGGGCTAGATACTGAAACTTTTGAAGTAGGAAACTATCATAGATTTATTAATAGTCTGATGGGAATAGATGAAGAATTAAGAATAGTTGAAAAAGTGATAGATATAAATGATTTAACTAACTCTAAGCTCGCTATAGGCGATAAATTAGAAGATATAAAAGAATATCAATTAAAAGCACTTAAAAATGAAAAAAATATTACTAGAGTTCAAGAAACAGTAACAACAACTGTAAAGGTAGTAGGAAATGTTAACAGTACATTAAATACAACTATTGACTCTCTTAATGATACGATAAAAATCTTAAACTCTACAAATACAAATGTATCAGATATAAATAAAGCACTAGAAACTAATATAAATGCAACTAAAGAAGTTGCGAGTAAAGTTGCAAGTTTGGAACCTACGGTTTCTTCTAATACTGAAAGAATAGAAAAAATTAAGAAAAGAATTTTGTTGGGGGTATGGTAGATGGAAGAGTTCATAATACTTGCTAATAAAACATTGTCTGCACAAGAAGAAAATCTATATTCTAACTCTAAAGGAGCTATAGTAAAAACTATATTGCTTCATAATTCAAGTGCAAAGTCGGAAGCTACACTAAAATTCGATAGTGTGGCTTTTAAATTTGCTCTAGAAGCAAATGAAACAAAGATATTAGATAATATTATTTTTACTAAAAAAATAGATGCGCAAGGAAATGGAATTAATATTCACATTACTGCGCTACAAATGTGAGGAGGCACAAATGGCTAATATAAATACAGAATTAGAACAAATAAGAAAAGCAGTGTATGGGAGAGAAGTAAGAGGCTCTATTGCTAATGCTATAGAACTTATAAACAAAGAGCAAATTAATACAAGTACTGCTCAAACTAACTTAGATAGTAAGTTCAATCAACTTATAATAAATTCGGGTAATAGCAATGCAGAAGTTGTTGCTGCTAGAGTTAAGGCGGATGGAACTCAATTTGATACATTGGGCAAAAGACTAGACAAAGGTGATGAACTTCATAATACATTGAATAATGAAGTTACTAGGGCTAGAACTGATTCTAAAAATTTTACACATAAGAATTTAAAGGCTAGACTAGATAACTTTGATTCGCAATTGGATAATATTGTTCTTGAAAAGGCAGATAATTTAAAAGTTGATAATGTACAACAACAAGTTAATAATTTAGTCCTTGGAGCCGTAGGTGACGGAAATAATGCAGAAGTAATACAGGCAAGGGGGAAATATTCTGTTTTAAATGAAAGATTAAATGAATATGATAATAGCATTAATTATATAAATAATAGTATATATAAAATAAGTCCTAATATATTCGATTCTTCTTTATATGATAAAAAATCATTAGTAGGAATAAATATAACTTACGACCCAAATACTGGATATTTAACTATCGATGGAACTTGTACTGCTGTAGGTGCGTTTTGGAATGATTTTATTTTTAATACAACAGGTAGTATAACTGCTTCTATAAGATATATTAGTGGTAGTATTACTGGAAGTGGTATTCAATTTGATTTATATAATACTGATAATATAGGAATACCAATAGGGACTGCAACAAGTTCGTTCTGTTCTACAGGAAGTATTTTGTCTAAAACATTATCAAATATTAATCTTAAACAATCCAGAATATATGTAAAAAATGGAACTGTATGTAACAATTTAGTTATAGCAATACAAGTTGAAAAAGGAAACACAATCACTGATTATATAAAATTTAAAGAGAAATTTGCTAATTTCTTAGATAAAACATATGCAGATAAAATAGATGAAATGTATAACAATAATTTTATCACAGATGGCAAAGAAGATTTGGGGTATTTTAGTAAAGGAGGTGTTGTAATATGTGTTGATGATGGAACAGAATACGACAAACCTAACATATGGAATTTGATAAAAGAATACAATATACCTTTTGTGTTTGCATTAATGAAAGAGTGTCATGTGTGTCAAGATAGTTCTTTATTGACGGAGCTTAAAAGATTAATTTCTGACTATAAATGCGAGGTATGTCTTCACGGTTCAGATACTATGAGCTCATGGGAAATATCAAAAATAAACTCTTTTTATCAAGAACAAATAGAATTTTTTAATAAAAATGGAATACAAATTAATAATTTTGTTGCCCCGCAAAATGAATCTTCTGTAAATATGCGTCACGTTGGACAAAATTATTTCGATATGATGTTTAGTGAATTTCCTAACAAAAATGGTGTTACAATAGAAAATAAAAATAGAACTAACAGATACAAATTAAGTAGAACCTCAATAACTCCTGGCTTTGGAACTGCACATTATTTCCCGAGGATGTTAAGAACAAAAACAGAAGGCTTACTTTATGTTATGTATATTCATAGTGTTGCATTAAACGACAGTAGTTACGTACAATTATTGAAGAATATAATTGAATATGCAAAGAGTAATAGTATAACAATTACTACTTTTAGAGATTTTTTTAATAATTATTAATGCACATTTGATTTATATTGCGAAACAGAAAACCTATAGTAAAAAATTTTGATTAAGGGGTGATTAAATGGCTAAAGATTTAGCAAGTTTACCTAACTTTGTAGGCTCACGTTCAGAAGAATTTTTAAACTTTATCGCTGGAAGGAATACAAATTTAAATTCACTTCCAGTTCCAAATTCTCGTATAGAGGAATACTTAGAATTTTTGTGCTATAACAGAGGCGCTGGCGGTGGAGGAAATAATGCTAATGCTTTAACAAGTGTTAGGATATCTAGTGATGGGAATAGGTATGAATTTCTTGATAGTTCTGGTGCTGTTAGAGGGACAATTAACTTTATGACGGCTCAGGAGGTTCAAACTATTAAAAATATATTTAATAGCTAATATATTTAGAATGGAGGGATTAAATGTCTATAGTCAATTTTGAACAACTCAACGAGATATTAGAGTCATCTTGGATTAAAACAAAAGAAAAAATAAAGGGAATTGCCGATGATTATGTTAGTAAAACATTGCCTAATAATGTCATTGGCGAAACTGTTTTCAGCGATGGATATATCGAAGGAGCTACGTTAAATCATTTCAATAATAAAAATTCACAAATGTACATAGGTAATGGGACTGGTGATTGCTTTGGAGTTCCTAATAATTCAGTTAATGCTGGTATTCATGTTGGAAGAATTGCATTAGCAGTAAATCCGAGCTTAGTTGTTGGAAGTAATGTAAATAGTGTTGTAGCATTAGCAGTTAGAAAAAGAAATAATGAAGTAATGGAAGTTATAACTAGAGATAGTCAAGCTAAAGTTTATAACAATCCTTACAGAAGTATTACTGCTGATAAGATTATCTATATAGATATAAACAAAAAATTTAGCGAGGAAGTTTATTTCGTAATTGGGTGTAATGGACTTCTATGGAATACAGACACTCCACCAAATAGAGCCAATGTATATGGGTCTAGTACAATACCAGCGATTAATGAAAGATTAACTATAGCCGATTATGGGTATTCGGGAAGATTTATTATTTTTACAGGAAAGACAAGCTTTGAGGAGCTCGTTAGTCTTAGAAATGATAGCGTAAGCAAGACCAAGGATAATATTGTAACTGGCAAAACAATTCTGCAAGATGGCTATATTGATGGTGAACTTTATTCATATAATAACCCTAATATTGAAGGAGCAGCAACTGGTAATGGTGTATACTCTGGGACAAACAATAAAGTTATACTGACTAATCAACATGTCACTTCAATTATTATAGCTGTTAATAATGATTTAGAATTAGGAGCTACAGTAACTGGAGTAAATATTGGTGTTGTAAGGCATAGTAATAATCAAGTTATGGAATATATTGTGCAAAACGGAACAGCTACAGTAGTAGAAAACAACTACCCACAAAGAATTACTGCAACTAAAGTTATTAACGTTATTGTAGACAAAAAGTGGACAGAAGATGTTTATCTGCTTGTCGGTGCAAATGGAATGCTTTGGGGTAGAGTGAGAGGAACAGCTGGAGTTACTACAGCGACAGGCGGAAATAGTTTACCAAACGTAGGTAGTACAATAAGCAACTTGAATACAAGTAACTATGTAGGTAAAGTTGTTGCTTTAGGAAGTAGTATCAGTCTTAATACAATAACAAGCAAAGTTGATGTATCTGAAATCGGGAACGAAGCCAATAAAATACCTCGCGTTGGTACTAATGGCAAGTTAGACCCTAGTATATTACCAGCCGAACAGAACGGTGGAGTGCGTACGGTTAACGGTCAATCTCCTGGAGAAAATGGTAACGTAACTGTATTGGCAGACCATATAAAATATGTAGATGGACAAAATACTACTGTTAAGGGAGCTATAGATAATAAACTTAATGTATCTGATGCTGTTACATCTTCTCAAGCTAGTAAAATAGTAAAGCTTGATGGTAGTGGAAAACTTAATGACAATATGCTTCCTGCAACTGTAGCTAAACAAATAAATGGGCAAACTGTTAGAAACAATGACGTAACTATATATTCAGATAATATAGCTATTGATAGTAGTAATCCAGATAAAAATATCAAACAAGCTTTAGAAGAAAGAGCTCACAAAAATCAAGATAATACATTTACCAACAGAAATACTTTTGATGGTCATAGTCCTAGAGTAAATAGATTGTTTACTAGAAAACATATCAACAGTAATGTTAACAGCAATAGTAATCTAGCAACATATCAAAATAATAAGTATTTTGCACCTGTCAACGAAGTGTATACCGACAGAAATAAAAGAATTACTCATTTACTTCTACCTGTCAGAGGTGCAAGTGTAGGGGAACAGATAGCAATAGATGTATTCGCATTTAATAATAATAAAAGACTTATTCAGTTAGGTAAGGCAAAGAAATATCCTGTAGTAGAGGAAGAAATCGCAGGGTGCAAATGTGTAAAAATAGATTTCGATATTGATTCTGGAACCAATGGGATAGGTTTTGGATTTATGATAATGTCAACTGGGGTTGGAGCTGTTTGTGTACAGGGAGGGTCTAACGTTGCATGGACAAGTACTACACGTCCAACTGAAACAACTACATTAAATCAAAATGAGAATATATCCTTCCCTTATAAAATCTGTTATGAAACTACTTCTGAATTAGTTACAAGATTTGAATTAGAAAATGTTACTCAAATGTACCCAAAAAATTTGATAGGAGAAATGAAGCAATTATCCTATGATGCAGGAAATAGTCTTGAAGATGGAACTAACACATGGCTAAAGGCAAATGGACAAGCTATTAATAGCAATGATTATCCAGAACTTTTTGAGAAATTCAACACTTCTAGAACTGATGATATAGAAGTTTCTGTACCTGATATAGAAAATCAAGTAGGTTATTACTATATATGTGCAAAATAATATTAACTATAAGACTGCTTAGCAATAAGTAGTCTTTTTTATATACAAAAAATAAAAATTTACTAAAAATGAGAGGATAAAAAAATGGATACTAATGTGATTGTAGAATTGATAAATACAATTGGCTTTCCCGCGGTAATGGTGGGAGCTTTTGGCTGGTATATAAATAAGAAAGATAAGGAAAAAGCTATCGTAGACGCTGAAATAAGAGAAAGAAGTAATAAAGAGAGAGATATGCTTATATTATCTATAGAAAAAAATAGAGAAGTAAACGAAAAACTTCTTGAAGCTAATAGCGAGCTAGCAGAAAGTAATAGATTACTTATGAATGAGTTTTCTACAAAAATAAATAACATAGAAAATAATGTTATAGAAATAAAAAATAATACAAAAGAAAGAAGGAATTAAAATGAAAATTGGAGTAAATGATGGACATACTTTAAGAGGTGCTGGAGCTGGAGCAGTAGGAATTAAATAAAGCAGAATAATTATGAGGGCCTATATGGTCCTTTTTATATCAAAATTTAGGGAGAGTGGTTGCATGAAAAAAATAGCTGTAGCAGTAGGACATACTGCAAGTGGAGTTGCTGGATGTGGTGCAGTAGGGTTACTAAATGAAAGCGATGAAACTAGAAAAATAGCACCTATTTTGGTCGAAATACTAAATAAAAATGGATATGAAGCAAAATTATTAAGAATTGATAAAGCTAATTCTTATAACTATGAAGATTGCTATGTAAGAGCAGAACAAGCAAATAGTTGGGGTGCTGATTTATACGTAGAGATACATTTAAATTGCAGTGATAGTACTAGTGCAAATGGAACTGAAGTAATAATCAATACAGGTTCTACAGTATCTAGATCTTATGCAAAAAAAGTAAATGAAAGTATTTGTAAAGAACTAGGAACATTTGATAGGACATACGGAACTGGTTATAAGGAAAGTGGATTAATAGTATTAAGGAAAACTAATATGCCTGCTATATTAATAGAGCCTTTATTTGTAGGAAATACAAATGATGTTTCTAAATATACAGCAGATAAAGTAGCTTTAGCAATAGCTAAGGGGATAGATAATAATATTATTACAACAAATAATAAAGAAGTTAAAGAGGAGATGAATTATTCTATGTATTTATTCAGTAAAAATTGGTATTTAAAGAGGTATACAGATATAGCAAGTAACGCAACTTATAAAGAAAACCCATATAAACATTATGCTGATTATGGAAAGAAAGAAGGTAGATTAGCTTTACCACCTATACCAGAAGAATATTGTGAAGGAGATTATCTTGATTTAAATCCAGATATTGCAGCTGCTGTTAAAAAAGGAACATTTGTATCTGGAATAGATCACTATCTACAAAATGGATTCTGTGAAAATAGAAAGATATGCAAAGATGATAGCGTAGAAGCTATTAAAAAGAGAGTTGAAGAATTAGAATTAAAGTTAGAAGAAGTAAAGAAAATAGTAGTTTAATTATTTAAGGCTAGTAGGTAGGATATAGACATCTTACTTACTAGCCTTTTTTTATTTTTATGCAATCAATACTGAAAATTCATCAATAAATTTTAGTTTTAATATTTCAATATTTTGTTTATCACTCAAAGTATTTAATTTTTGCATTGCCGCATCGAAGTTTGTAGCTACGATATTCATCTTTGCATTTCTTGTAACTTCTCCATTGCTTAATTTTATATCCAGTTCAAGCCTATAGCACCACATTATGTTTCTCCTTATCAACTAATTCGATTTGCTCTTTAATCTCAAATAATCTAGCACTAATGCTATCACTGCTATTATTACAATTACTGCTATAGCATGCAATAATATAGCCTTTGCCCAAGCCACTAAAATCCCTAAAATAGTTTGTAAAGTTACTCCATTAATCATGATTGTATTCATTTTTCCATTCTCCTTCTTGTAAAGGCAGAGAAAATATGTTACAATCAAGTTGCGAGTTTGGTGGTAATATATTTTACTGCCTTTTTTTATTTATTTAAATATATAGTTCTTTAATAAAGGTTTCCCCAGTTTTTTTTACTGTACAATTTAATAATATTTTTTTTGAATCAATTTTTAAGTTATTAAAATCAACTGCTATATCTAGAATTTCCCTTACACTTGAATATTTGTTATTCATATATTTAATAATATAATCTATAATAACAAGTTGTGATAACGAAAGAACTTCTTTTACTTTTTTAAAGCTCTTTTCTAAATCACCTTCCGTGAAAACATATTTTCTAAAACTCAATTTATTATCTAGAATATCATCCAAATAGCACCTTCTTGATAGATCGCTTTGTCTTAGTTTTTTAAGTATCTCCAGTATCTTGGACAAATCTTTATCATTTATTATTACATTTTCTTGTCTAAATTTAATTATTTCCTTATATTCATCCATTGTTAATACAGGTTTTTCCTTGTGCCTTCCTGTTCCGCTTTTGGTTAAATTATAAGATATTCCTTCTTTCTTATACTTTTTTATATAATATACTTCTAATAAATCCAACACTTCTGGCTCACATAAAGAGACTATAGAAAAATCAAAACTTATTTCTCCATATTTTAAAAAATCTTCTTGAAGAAGTTTATTACAATGTTTGTTATTTCTTAAGTCTCTTAAATGAGTTTCCCAACGCCTATATACATCAATAGATTGACCTATATATACTCCTTGCGTAGCATTACAAACTATTTTATAAATCCCACTTTCCATGCAAAATATACTCCTGCTAATCCTCAGTAATAACTACATGATCTAAATCATCTTCAAGATTTTCGTCTTTATTAGATTCTTTTTTTTCTACTAATTCAATAGATTTAAGTTTATCATTTAATCTCTTTTCAACTTCGTCATGTATCATTTTTATAATTTTTTCTTCATCAATGCTATCTTTTTTATCTTTATTTTTTTCATAAAATCTAATAGCATCACATATATAATCTGTTAATCTAATCTTTTTTCTTTTGTACTCAACAAGGAGCTTCCTAACATCTTCGTTCTTGGCAGCAAACGTAATAGTTATTCCTCCACCTTCTTTATCTATGCTTGGCATAATACATCACCTTCTTACAAATTACCATATTTTTTTATAGCAACTTTATAGTTACCTTCGACTGTGCTTAATTGAGAATTTGCTGGTACATACGCATGCTCTAAGTTTTTAGTTATATTATTTTTAATATGTTGAGCAGTTCCACCAACAAATACAATCCTATCAAATACATCTATATCAAATTTATGAGCTTTTATATGATTTAAAACTTCATCATAATACTTCTTTTTAGCATTTTCTACATATATAACACTATCTACATCTAATTTACCTGATTTTTTAAGCCCACCTTCATTTAAAGCTTTTTCAGCAATATTTTTATCTATTAAATTACCTTTCTTATAAATAGATAATTGTTCTCTTACTAAATCTAATAACCTATCTGTTCCACATTCCTCGATAAATCTATCTTCTTTTTTACAAACGCCATTATTGTACAGGCTAAATCCCATGTTTAATCCACCAAGGTCTACTATAGCTGTAGATTGTTCTGTAAATAATTTTGGTTCTAAATACATTATTCCAGCACCTTCAGCTTTTATCATTATTTCCTCTATAGTGAATTCATATTCTTTTCCATCTACAGTTATGTTTATAGATCCATCACCTTTAATAAACTCTTTATATTCTTCTTTGGCATCTTGTATTAATAAAACACTTAAAGGGCAAGCTAAAACCATATATATTAAGTTATCCTTAGTTCCTGGTTCTAAAAGTTGAGTTATAGCTGTATAACAACTTAATTGATGTAAGAACTGTGTTTTTGTAGTATCATCACTTTTACTTTGTCCTTGCTCTCCTACAATATATTCTTTACCATTTAATTTAACTAAATGACTTTCTCCTTCTACATCTATATAGCCATCTTGCAAGTCATACATTTTTGTTCTAAGACGAACTGTTTTGATGTCATCTTTTGTACCATCTAAACATCTTCCAACAATCTCTGTTTCATACTTACCAATATCGGCACTTAATACATATTTTTTCATAATTTATCCTCCTTAGGAATTAATAATTTCTTCTACACCTAAATTATACCTAAATATCACCTAAATGTAAACACTTTTTTTAAAAAACCTAAATTTAACCTAAATTTAACCCAAATATTAAATTCCTAACTGACTATTATTTCATAGTTTTATGAATGAAAGAACCGTAGTGTCATTATCAAGACACTACATATTCTATTTCTACATTAAGCCCCACTTGTTTTACAGCATTTTTAATTATATACTCATATCTTTTTACAAGAACATCTTTCGTAAACGAATTTGGACAAACAATGAATAGCTCATTAGCATTAAGCTTAAAATCTAATCCAGCTATCCAAGTTTTAAATTGTACATCAGTCATATCTTTTTTTAGCAATTCTTTTAGTTCATTTACATTTTCGCCATCATTAATTTTATTTTGAGCTTCTTCAACAGTATTCTTGTTGTTAATCATATCTTCTAAAATATTCTCGTTAATTGTATCTTCAAATTCCTTTTCTTTTCTAGCTTCATCTTTAGCCTTTAACGCATTATTCTTTTTTGTTTTATTACCTTCTTTGAAGTTTTCTATAGAACTGTTTAGAGCATCTACAGTTGTTATATCTTCGCTTATATATCTATCTATAGTCTTTTGAAAGTAAGAAAATGATTTTGCGTTTCTTTCTTCACAATAAGCTATTATAGCTTCTATAAATTCTTTGTCATATTTTTCTACATATTTCATAAACTTAATTGTAGTAGTTTTTTTCAGTTCACATATAGAATCATTAAATAATTCTACTAATGGATGAATCGAATCAGGGGTTTCACCCTTACTACTACTACTAGTATTAATATTAGTATCATTAGAATTAGTATCAAGAGAATTAGTATCAATATGTGTTTGATTTTCAAACTTCTTGTCGTTTGATTTTCGAACTTCTTGAGGTTCGATTTTCGAACTTCTTGAGGTTTGATTTTCGAACTTCAGAGAAACATCAGTGTTTTCAAGCTCTAACAGTTCCTTATCTGAATAAATAACAGATAATTCTTCAGGTAAACATACATAAGTTTCATCAACTTGCTTAAGACCAACTCTTCTTTTTACTATTAATTCTTTTTCAATAAGCTCTTTCATAATTTCAGCATACTTTGCATTTCCCTTTATGTTTAATCTTTTCATCATCTTATCTCTACTAAGTTTTACATATACTTCATTTTTGTCATTTACCCAATTATTATCTAGAGAAAGAGAAAGTAAATCCCTTAGGATAGCATAAGCTATTTTACTTTCATTTTTCATTCCAGTGTAAAGTGGGTTATGAAAAAATGCCTTTGGCATTTGATAAAATCTAATCTCATTAATTTTTTCAGTTGTTATTATTCTAGCCATTGTTTTTTACTCCTTTTTCTAATAACTCATTAATTTTTTCAAGGTTAATTTCATAGTTATATTCCATATAATGAAATTCAAAATGACAATTTGGACATATTCCAATAGTTTCTGTGCCACCTTCACTAGCTTTAAGTGGATAGTGATGAAAGTGTAGTTGAGCAGTTGTACTATTGCATAATGTACAAACTTTATTGCCAACACCTTTTACAGAAGGTTTTTTTCTCAATTCCTCAATTATCATTTCCCTATTTGCATTAACTTTCCTTAGTAGACCAAGTGATTCAAGTTTATTAACTAATCTTTTTAAAGTTGAATGGTCAATAAATGTTAATACTTCTTCTGAGATATAGCCTAGGTTCACATAAAACTTATTTATTGTTTTTTGATTTATTATCTCAGTTAGAACCATAGTTTCCTTTAAGCCTAAAACAATAGCTAGTTGTTTGTTGTAGGTCAACAAATTTTGTGTGAAAAATCTACTTTTTGCCATAAAAAAATACCTCCTTAAAAAAACATAAAAAAGTTTCCCTAAGAAGGCTTTAAACCCTTGACTAAATTAAGTATTATATATATAATAAATACATAATTTATAAGTTTAAAAAACCTTATTA